CTCATCGAACCCTGGAAGATTCACCGGGACCCGGACGCCCTCAGTCGGCGTTCCCAATCCGGTCTCTACTGGATACACCAGGAGTGGCTTGATTATTACGACTTGAAGGTGAAAGAAGACCGGGGCATCTATAAAAATGTGCCGGACATGGGTCCGGGAGGCACCTGGGGAAATCCCAAGGGGGACATCAACCTCACCCCGGAGGAAATTAAGCGCCGCAAGGACATGGTGTGGCATCGCTCCAGCTTCCGCACCATGTGTCTGACCTCCGAGTTCTGGGGCACCATCCTGGACAAGCGAGGCCAGATGCTTCTCCCCAATGCCTCCTTTATGGTGGTGGGGGACCGGGTGATAAAGGAGCCCCGGGTGAGTCCCTACCCGACTTTGCGGTGGCCTGGCACCGGCTTCTCCCCCCTGCCACACCTGCTCAGGTTTGATGGCCGGTCCCTGATTCAAGGCATCAAGAGCCTCTGGTATTTCATGTCCAACCTCTGGGCTCTGCACGCCGACCAGCTTAACTGGAGTGTCAACCCCCCCACGGAGATAGATATTTCCACCTTGACTGACCAGGAAGACCTGGACGACTATCCCGGGAAACAATGGCTGACCCGGGGCACCGTTTCCGGCCAACAAGCGGTGCGGGTGGTGGACCGGCGGGGCCAGACGGGAGACATCCTGGCCAACATGAACTTTGCGGACCAGAGGTTCCAGGAAGGCGTGATGATTAACTACGCCGCGCAGGGGCTTCCAGGCTACCGGGAGCAGGTTACGGCCCGGGAATCGGCGCAAAACCTGGAGCAGTCCATGACCATCATCGGTCTCATGGGCGAGAACCTGGAGGACGGGGCCCTGGACGCCATCATGGCCGCGGCCGAGGCCATTCAAATCAACATGACCGCACCAGAGTTGGCCAGGTTCATGGGGCCGGATGTGGCCCGAAAGTATACCGTCCCGGTCTCCGCGCAATTCCCCACGGGGCTGAGATTGCCCCAACTTACCACGGGCGCCTTCAAGGTGTCTGGGGTCGCCAGTCTGATGCGGAACCAGGAAATCATCAACGCTATCGCTACCCTTATCCTGCCTCTTTTTGACGGCGAAAAAGGCAAGATATTCCCAGCCTACATGAAGCCTTACCAGTTGCTCCGGTCCATCGAGCGCCGCCTGAATCTGAAGGACGAAGGGATGATTGTGGACGAGGAGACAGCCAAGAAGATTGATGTTGCCCAGCAGGCCCAGCAAGAAAAGGCCATCGAGGAACAGAAAGCCAAAGACGAGGCGGAGCGCATCAAAATGGAGAACGAGGCCCTGCGGCATGGGGCCCTGGCGGACAAAGCTCATGCAGAGGCGGACGCGAACCGGGAGCAGGCGGGTCTTTTTGGGGCCCAAGCCGGCGCCCTAACTAGTCCGCCGGCGGGGGAAGCGTCGCCGGAAGGAATGGCGCCACCGCTGGAAGGAATGGCACCACCGCCGGAAGGAGCGCCGTAATGGACAACGAAATCATGGGTAGCGGTAGCACCATTGACATCATCAACCGCCGACCCAGTCAGGAGGAAATCTTAACCCAGCAGGGAATCAGGGCGAAAAGACGCCTTGACAAGACCATGCAGGAGGCCAGGGAGATTGCCGGGGAACTTCATGGCGGCAGCCCTGTTTTAAGAATATTTCTAGAAAGATACCGAGACCGCATGGTTAAGCTGGCAGAAGAAGACCTGGAGTGCAAAACCCTGAAAGGTGTCATTGAATCATTGAGGTTCAAGCTGGAGTTTGCCCCGGCGCTAGCGGAGAGAGAGGCTCTCCGCATTCTGGGGCCGCAGTTAGCTAGAATGGCAACACCGGGTGCCTCGGAGGAGATAACACCCGAAAAATAAAACCCGGGGTTCTCCCTGAAGTCGGCCAACTGAGGGGGGACGCAAGCATTGGCCCCGCGGCGGCCCGCAAGGATAACCGCCAGAAAGGGAAAAGACCATGGCAGGCGAAGCGGAAGTCATAAAGGACAACAAGACCGCCGAAGATGAGGGCTCCCTGGCCCAAATCCTGGAGGAGCAGGGGCCCGGGGTGCCGGTTTTTACCGGCCATCCGGCTTTGGGCGAAGAAGAAGCGACTCCTGGCCTGGAAGGCGAGGGTGGGATCCCCGAGGGCGCCAAACCCCCGGAGGAGGAGGGCAAGGAAAAACCGCCGGAATCCAAGTTTAAGACCAAAGAGGAAGCTGAACGCGCCCATGCCGAAGCGGAACGGCGGATGCACGAGGCGACTACCCAGGCCGCCAAAGACAAAGAGGCCCGGGAAACCGCGGAACGCGAGCGCGAGCAACTCAGACAGGAACTTGAGGGTCTTAAAACCAGGATCCCCGAGAAGCCCCCCGAAGAAACATCCAAGCCGCCTGTCACCAAGGAGGGCCGCAAGACGCGCTTAAAGAGCGTGTCCAAAGCGGCGTTTGACCGAATCGCGCAACTGGACCGGACTGACCCGGATTATCAAGAGCAGGTGGCGAACGTCTGGGCGGACCTTTTGGAGGCCGTAGCCGTAGAGCCGTCCTCCCTAACTCCAGATGAAATCGCCAAGATAACCCGGGACACCATAAAGGCTGAACGGGAAGCACAGGAAGCGGCGGACGCCGCCGAAGGCCGCGCCCGTGTTTGGCAAAAGGCGGTGGACATAGCCACCAAGGCCGGTCTCAACATGGAGGCGGATTCTGCGGATTTCATCCTCTTTACCGCCTTAGCCCGCAGAGCCCCGGACGACCTGTATGAAAAACCCCTGCAAGAGCAGGTGGATTGGGTTGTGGCCGAAGTGCGGAAGCGCAAAGACCAAATGATTCAACTCACCAAAGGGGAGGAAGAAGCGATCCGTAAAGCGCAGGAGAAAAACGCCATCCTGGAACGGGGCTCCAGGACACCCAAGTCGGCCCCCAAAGAGGAGGCTTACTCGCTCAAGGGCATCCTGGAGGAAAAACAACAAGAACGAAGAATCTAACGGAGGTTTGAGCTATGGCTCCCTTAAACTGGACGTTCGATGCCGCGGTGGGTGTGGAATAGATGCCCCACATTGAGGTGACTCAATGATGCAAACCCCGAATATGCTGGAAACACCCGGGTATCCGAAACTACCAGAGTGTGAAAATGTTTCGGTGGGGTCAATCAGCAAGGACAACTTAGATGCCGCTTGGCTGGCAGGAATCATTGATGGGGAAGGTTGTATCCATACTACCTACGCGAATGGAAATAAGAACAGAAACCATTATCGCTGTCGGGTAGAGGTTCGAAACACTAATCCCTTTATGATTCAAAGGATAACCCAAATATTATCTGATTTGGGTATCTCATTTTTTGTCCATCCTTTGAAGGCGCGGGCGCCATATAAAGAAGGGTTGGTAGTTATTGTTTCGAATTATAAAGCGATACAATTACTACTCCGAACGGTCTTGCCACATTTAACCGCTAAATATGATGAAGCGAAGCTAATGTCCGAGTTCATTAGCTGGCGGTTAAATGAACATCCAATGGCCGGGTGCAATGGCGGAGAGAGAATGGCAGTTCTCCGGCAACATTACTTGGCATTGCATAATGGACTGAGGATGTTGAAACGGCGTTTATGGAGCCTTCACAGACTACCAAGGGGCGGCTCTGGTGCTTTGGATTTATCCAAATTAGAAGCACGAGAGTCGATGGTATAGTCGATTCTTACGGGCGACCGTAAGTATACGAAAAATCTACAAGAACCACCAGCTTTCCAAAAAGCTCCTGCAAGTGGCGGCCGGCGCTTGCATCGTTTTGCCCTTCACCCATGACCATGGGATTGGGTTCAAGCGCAACGCGGGCGAGATGGTCAACATCATGCACATCGAGCGCCTGCCCAACTCCCCCTCGTCTCGGCTGGAGGAGGACACCCGCATCCCCATCCGCAAGCTGGCGTGGGGCAACCGCTTCATCAAAGTGGTTGAGTTCGGGGAAGGCGTGGAATACACCAACCTGATGGAACTGCTGGCCGAGTTCAAGCCCAGCAATTCCCTTCAGAAGGCCCTCCGCACCCAAATGGAGGAGGCTCTGGACACGGAAGCCGCCAAGGCTTTCATGGAACCGGCTTCCGTCCTCTTGACCTTCAGCCCCACCAGTTTGACAGGTGGGTCCTGGGGCACCAATGGCACCCCGGCGGCCCTGGCCACCGCGGGCCTGACCTTCCAGCATTGCGCCCTCATCACCGATTACCTCCGGGACACCATCCATTGCCCGCCTTACGAGGGGGACAACTACGTGGGCATTTCCTGCAACAAGAACCTGCGTAGCCTGAAAGACGACCGCTATTGGCAAGAGTGGCACAAATACCTGTCCAAGGGCGATTTCGTCTTCAAAGGCGAGATGGGCATGACCGAAAGGATTCGCTGGGTGGAGTGCAATCGGGCCTTGGCCTTCTCTAACGTGGCTGGCACTTCCACCGTCCTGGGCGAAGCCGTAGTGTTCGGGGACGAAGCGGTGGCCCGTATCGAGGCGGAGACCCCGCATCTGCGTCTGGACCCCAACTTCCAGAGCGATTTCGGGCGCACTCAGGCCGCCGCGTGGTATGGGGTTCTGGGATTCGGCTCGGTCTGGAACGTGGCGGATGACGGCAAGGCGAAAATCATCCGCATTGACTCTCTGTAAGTCGGTGCGGACAAGGAGGTAAATGAACATGGCTTATGGCACTTACGACAAATGGTGCATTGACCGAGGCGTGCTCGCGGCCACCATGACCACAGCTATCCCTCTGGAAGCCAACGCCGCGGCCATTCTTACCTATCCGCCCGTTGGCGGGCTGGCGGAACCCATCTGCGTCACCCGGTTCGGGTTTCGGCCCACGGTGACCTTCAACTATGACACCATGACCCAGAAAGGGAAGCTGAAACTCTATCGCTACCCCAAGGCCAACGCCACGGACAAGGTGGAACTCGGTTACATCTACCTGGAGAACGGCGATGCAGCGGGTCGGGTCTATTATGTTGATGTGGACAACGCCAAGGTTGCCGCCGTTGCCCCGTATGCGGGGCTGGCCTTCCAGGGGAAGGCTGACTTCAACCCCGGGGACCAGGTGGTGGTGGAAATCGCCACCGCGGCCACCGGCGGCGCCAACATCGCCGGGGATTTTCAGCCGTTCTTCGACTATCATCCCCGGGCGGAAGTGGCCCTCAACGAGGACTATGTGGTGGACCGGACCCCGGAAAAAACGCCGGTTTAAACGGGATGGGGGTCCGACTCTGGGCCCCCCTCTTTAAAGGAGATAACTATGGGTGCGATTACTGCACAGGACGTTGCTGTGACCCTTCTGGCGGCGGACAACTACAATCCGCCCGGCCAGCCGAATGTGAGCTTTCCCAGCATTACCTTCGGTGGCGAGGGCATGACTTATCCGGCGCTGGGGGTTCCCCTGCCGTCCATAGGCAAGTTCGGGATGAAGAAAGAAATCAAGCGCCTTTACATTCAACAGCCGGCGGACGGCTATGTCTATGTCTATGACCCCACGAACTACACCATCCGCATCTTCCAGGGCAGCGCGGTGACGGGGACCATCTCAGCCAACAGCGCTGGCACTCCGGCCGGTAATGTGACGGCCAACTTCACCGGCAACGCGGCAAACCACGCCCACGACCTGCTCGTTAAAGGCGGGCTCACCATAGACGCCAATGACGCTATCGGTCTGGACGCCAACAGCCAGTTCGGGAAAGCCTCTGCCAACGACATCACCGTTCCGGGCGCCAACGCGGCCACCAAGGGCGGGGTGCTGGCGGCAAACGTGACCCCGGAGGGCACTGTGACGGCCGATTTTGTCGGGGCCGCCCTGGCGAATCACAGCCATACTCTGTCAGGCGGTGCGGCAGGAGCCCTGTCTGAGTTGGGCACCGGCGCCGCGGTAGCCGCCAGAACCCTGCTCCTGGAGGTCAGGGGGCAGTAAAAACCACGGCAAGAAAGGAAAATTCATGACCCAAAAAATCTACACTAAAAGGTTCGGGACGATTGAAGTGGAACGCAGTTGGCAGGATGGCACGTTCCACATCGCCAAGCTGATTAATGGTGCCTACTCCCACATCAACGGCTTGCCCATCAAAAACGAGGATGAGCTAAAGGCGGTGCTCTCAGGGCCGGACCTGGAAGACGCCCTGGAGTGGTTCACGCATCGTCACGAGAGGGAGGAGGAGGCCCCCCGGCGTATCATGTTCGAGGCGGATGGCACCCCCCTCTTTGAAGACGGCACCCCGGTAGAGAGTCCGTCAGACCTGATTAACAGCCTGAAACCCGGTCCGCTTCTGGATGCCGCGCTCATCGCCCTGGCCCGGAAGATGGACCAGAGGAAAGAGGTCCGGGCGTTCCAAGAAACCAAGGCCGGGGCCGTAGCCCAGGAACTTGCGGGCAAACAACCCAAAGCGCGGCCGGTAAAAGGGCCTGGGGGCAAGCTGAGGCGGCCCACGCCAGCACCGGTGTCTGAGCCCATCAGGGACTCAGTTGTGGCTTAAGACATGGCAGAGGAAGAGTATCTTCGCATCTGCCCTAACCCAAAATGCCGGTGGGTAGGCAGGCCGGACCCGGCCTGCTACCCCCAGGCGGACAAACAATGCCCCAAGTGTGGGACTTCATGGGAGGAACGCCCACCCTGGAGGAAACATGACTATTAAAGCATCTAAAGCACCTACAGCCGTGGAAAATGAATGGTGCCGCCAGGTCAGCTTCGACTTCGGCAAGGGCAAGGGTGGCATGAAGGAGCCAGAGGGGTTCGGCGACTTGACCGTGGATCAGGAGGTCACGGTTATCGTCAAGGGCAAAGTGAACAGCATCCGGGTGGACTCCGATAGCTCCAGCTTCTCCCTCGTCATGGACGAAATCAAGCTGGAGGCGGGGAAGAAGGGCGGCATCTCTGAAGCCCTGGCCGCGGCCAAAAAGAAGCTCAAGGTGGCGTAACCATGAATCTGGAGCAGATGGAAAAGGAGTTGGCGGTCATCATCCAGGACGCCAGCCTCCAGCCGCAGTTCCGGGCCTGGATTAACAACGCCATCCTGGAGATAGCCGCGGACTTCGACCTGCCCACACTTCGGCTTATCGAGCCGGCAACCTTCCCGGTGACGGAGACCTCCTGGCTCTTTGCTCTGCCTGAGACCTTCCACAAGAAGCTCTTTCGGGCCGCGGACAGCAAATGGTCCCACATCACCGTCAAAAATCAAGAGCGTCCCTTGGAGATTGACTATCTGGACCGCGTGGACCCAGGCCACCAGCGCGTGGATAAACACGTGGAGATGGCGGCTGCGGCCAACTTCGGCGGGGTGAACTACCTGGGGGTTTATCCCCGAGCCACGGAGTCTATCTACCTGTGGTTCTATGAGAAACCGGTGGAGCTTAAAAAGCCGGGGGACTCCTGCACCTGCATCCCGCCGGAGTTCCACGAACGGGTCATCATCCCCCGGGTCATCATCAAGGGCTATCAACTGCTCATGGACCAAACGGTGAACTTCGACCCCAAACCCCTGCAATACTGGCAGGGAAAATACAGCGAGGGCCTCTACGGGTCCCCCATGGGACCCATCGGTCTCATCAACTATCTGGCGAAGATAAGGGGCGGCCCGCGGCGTCATGGCGGCCGGGATCCCATCGGTCCAGGCAGGTTCTATCGTGGCTACTATTAAGCCCGTGCGAATCCTGGGGTTCCACGGCATGAACAACTTGCCGCGGGCTCCCTCAGACCTCACCGACCAGACCGGGAAAGCCACTCCCGCGGTCATCGTCAACGCGGACGTGGCGGACGGCTTCGTTCTCAAGAAAAGGGCCGGCTCCGGCAAGTTCCTGGACCTTCCCGGGGCCCACTCTCTCTCGGACGGCCTCAGTGTCATGTTGGCGGCCGGCGGCAACATTCTCTACCGGCTTGATGGGCCGCACCTGATTGCGCTCAAGGCCCTGGAAGGGCCGCCGGCCAGAATCACCTACTTGGAACTTTTCGGGATTATCTACTTCTCGAATCGCTGGACGAACGGCATCTACGACCTGAATCTCGGGAAAGTCCGCCCGTGGGGCCTGGACCTACCCCCGGCCCCCCAGGTGCAAATCACCGAGGGAGACCTGGAACCCGGGCAATATGCTCTTTGCTTCACTACCCGCCGAGGGGACCAGTTAAGCGGCAACGGACCCCTCACCCGGGTCTCCTGGGAAGGCACCCTTCAGGGTCTCAAAATCCTAAACCTGCCGGAAGACGCCTTGTGCTGGATAACCCACCCCAATGGGGGGGAGCTATTCTTGGCCGCCTTGGATGATGACGGGGTGATCAGGAGACGCTTTCCTTATATCCAGCCTCTCCCCACGCTGGACGAGGCGGCGCCCCCGCCCTTCACCCACTTCGCCTTTGGGCACGGGCGTATCTGGGGGGCCCGGGAGAACAAGGTCTATTACAGTGCCGCCTTCCGGTATGAGAACTTCCCCCACCTTTACCTGCCCTTCAATGAAGAAGTGGTGATGGTGGCGCCGGTGACAGACGGGCTCTATGTAAACTCCCGAACCTCCACCTGGTGGCTGAACCGCACATCCCCGGACAAGATGGTGGCCCACCGCGTGGGAGACGGGGCGGTGTCAGGCACCCTGGTTTATGCCCAAGTGCGCCAGAAAGAAATCGCTGGCAACGTGGTCTCCGAGTCCCTGCCGGCGTGGATGGATGCCCGGGGCATCGTCATCGGCACCAATATCGGCCACATGATGCATATTACCGACCACCGGCTCAAGATGAACTCTTTCACCGAAGGGGCGGCCTTCTATCGTGACATCGACGGCCGGCCCCAAACCGTTTTCAGTCTTTTTGGCGCTCCCACCAGGGAGATGGACCGCACTCTTTTCGACATCCTGAGACGCGGCAAGCTGTTCTCGTAGGAAAGGAGGAATATTCCAGTGATATACATCCCTAATAGTGGCGAAGTCACTGCCTTGAAGGCCATCTTGGGCAGTCTGGCCCTGCGGGTCGGGCTGTTCAAGAACGCCCTGACACCTGACGGCAACACGGTCTTCGGCACCTTGCAAGAACTGTCCCAAGGCGGTGGACGCAGTTATGTCACCAAAGACCTGCCCCCCGTGGTGGTGGAAGACACCCTGACCGAGGGCAAATGGTATCTGGCCACCGATGTCCTCGGGAAAGGGGCGGCCCAGTATTGCGATGGCGCCCCGCCAGCGACTTACCTGGAGTGGACCTTTGCAGCCGCGGACGTGGCCGATGCCCCCACAGTTTACGGGGCCTTTGGCTGGACGCTCATCATCCCTTTCGCCAATGGCTCCGCCCAGATTAACCCCGGCGACATCATCGCTGGCGCCACTTCCGGCGCCAAGGGCACGGTGACCGCGGTATGGGTGGCTTCCGGCTCCTGGACGGCAGGAACCGCGGCTGGCTGGCTGGCCATTAAGACCCAGACCGGAACCTTCCAGACCGGCGAGAACCTCAAGATAAGCGGCCAGGTATCCACCATCACCATCAATGACGGCGGCGCCGGCTACGCGCAAGGGGATATTGTCAGCATCACCCAGACCGGCGGCTCAGGGACCAAGGTGTGCATTACCGAAGTCGCGGCTGGCGTGGTGACAGCCGTAGCCCTAGTGGACGGCGGCCAGGGGCACTCCTTGGCTACTGCCTTGACCACGGCCAACATCGTGGGCTCCGGCTCCGGCCTGAAGCTGAACATCACCGGCCTCAGCACCGCGGCGGCGGCTGTCACCAATACCGGGACGCTGTTCGGTGGGGACTCCCTGAAGACTCTCATCTTCGTGGAGTCCTTCGCCAGCAGCATCCCCATCACGCTCTCGGGGCAGAAAATCCAATACACTCTGACCCTGACCATGAGCACCGGGTAAGGAGGTTGACCCATGGCTTCTTTCGTCTTAGCGGTAGGCATCCAGAACGACATCGCCAATGCCATCAACAGCGATGCCAACAACGGGCTTATGCGGATTTACACGGGCAGTTCTCCAGGTCCGGGGAACAACGCCACCGGCACCCTGCTGGCGAATCTGACCTTGCCGGCCGCAGCCAACAACTCCGTGGCGAACGGGGTCCTCACCTTCGGGGCCATCGCCCAGGTGAACGCCAATGCCACAGGCACGGCGGGTTACTTTCGCCTGTTCAAGACGGACGGCAACACGGCCATCGCGGACGGGGACGTGGGCACCGCCAATGCCACGCTGAACCTGAACACCACCAGCATCGTGGCGAACGGCCCGGTGGCCATCACCGCTTTTTCCATCACCGTCCCGGCTGGCACCTAAAGGCGGCCATAAACCGAGGGGCCCCGTAGCTCGAAAGGTAGAGCGCCTGCCTTGTAACAGGGGGTTGCGGGTTCGATTCCACGCCGGGGCCTCCAGCGTAGGGATTTCTATGCGGTAACACCTTCGGGTCGCCCGTGCGATTAAAAAATGGCCACATTCACTTCGGCTCGTGACGGTCTGATGTAGACACCTGGGGCGAGGGGCTAGGGGTTTATCCACAAACCGATGGATCGAAGAGTTCGACAACCTGGTGACTTGCACTCAGACGAGCGCATAATCCGGTGACGGAAACTTAATTGGCCCACACCTACGACACTAAGCTGAACCTGGCCCGGTCGAACGCCAACCCGAGAACCGGGACCTATACCTGCGGGGCCGGGGCCACCCTGCTGGTCCTTTCCATCGTCACCGACGGCCTCACCGCCAGGACCGGCGGCGCTCCCACCTACAACGGCATCGCCCTGACGCAGCACGACCTGAACCGCAGTTATACGAGCGGCGAAACCGTAGTGGAGCAATGGCACCTGCTGAACCCGCCCACCGGCTCCGCCTATACCATCAGCATCCCCAATAGCGGGGCGCGCTATATCACCTGTGAGATTTCCTCCTACAAGGCGGCGTCCGGG